CTCATATAGTTCAAATTAAAAATCCATACGCTGCAGAAGAAATAATGACTAAGTTCGACAAGAACAGTACAGTTCACATTTCTGCTATAGGTGGAAAAGATGCCAGTCGAATAGGTAAGGGTAAATACTACCAACCATACAGCGACAGTTTGACTTTGCTCCCATACGGAAAAAATAGAGGTTATTATTTAGTCACTCCAATTTTCAACTCGAATTACAATGGGCAACTAATATCTGGAACTTTAATTCGTTTCCTGTTTGGAGATTCAAAGACATCTACTGAGGATAGAGTTGCTTTGTTTAAAACTTTGTATGGCGACTTCGATGCGACTATATATGACTTATTCAAGAAGCGTTTTAAAATAAACGAAAGTATTTCAGTAGATGATTTGCTTCTTGAGGATGTTTGCAAAAAACTTCACTTGATACAAGAAGGAGGAGCGGCGGGACACATGACTCATCCTTTTGAAGATATGAATCTTACATTTGATGATATGGCAAATATGATTACATTAGGTCTTCAGGGTGGATTCAAGACAGAAGAACTTCAAGAAAAACTCGACGGACAGAACATAATGGTGTCTTGGATAAACGGCGAACTTCGCGCTGCTAGAAACAAAGGACATATCAAAGATTTTGGTGCTAACTCACTCGACGCTCCTCAATTGTCTGCAATGTTTGCTGGTCGTGGAGAAATACATCATGCTTTTAGTTTTGCAATGAATGATCTTTCATCTGCTATTGGTTCGCTTAATGAAAAAGATAAAAAGAAGATTTTTAGTAATGGTAAAAAGTTTGCAAATATAGAAGTTTTATATCCTGCTACTCAAAACGTTATTCCTTATGGTGTATCAATGTTAAAGCTGCACAACATCACCGAATACGATAAAGAAGGCAACCCAATCAAAGTAGATGCAACTGGTGCTTCAAAGTTGGCATCAATGATAGCAAAGACAAACGCAAACGTTCAAAAGACTTTTACGATTGAAGGTCCTTCCAACATCACTCTTCAGAAATCGAAAGATTTTTCTAAGAAACAACCCATGTTTTTATCCAAGCTCAACCAGTTGAAATCGAAGTTTAAGTTGACTGGTTCTGATCCCGTGATGAAATATCACGAAGCCTGGTGGAGATCTTTCGTAGAAAAGAAAGCTCGCTCCGTGAAATACGCGATTCCAGAACAGGTATTGGGTAAGTTAGTAAATAGATGGGCGTTCGGCGATAAGTCGTATAAAGTTTCAGATATTAAGAAAGAAATCAGTAATGAATCTTTTAAGAATTGGGTTCTTGATTACGATAAGAATGATGTAACTTTACAACTAAAGCAAAATATTGAACCGTTCGAGAAATTATTCTTACAGGTTGGTGCTGAGGTGTTGTCAAATGCAAGTGGTTTATTGGCATCGAATCCTGATGCTGCAGTACAGAAGTTAAAGGCTGACCTTGATATTGCGGCTAACGATATCAAGTCCTCTGGAGACATCAATAAGCTTACCAAGTTGAAACAACAGCTACAAAGATTGAAATCCGTTGGTGGTGCAAATAAGATTGTGCCAACTGAAGGAATAGTGTTCAATTACAAAGGTAAGCTTTACAAATTTACAGGAAGCTTTGCGCCTCTAAATATGATTATGGGTATAATGAAGTTTGACCGCTAATATTCCTCTTATTTTGTATATTTATATACAATAAGATAGGAGATAAAAATATGTTTTATGTGTATCAACTGATTGACCCAAGAACAAAAGAAGTATTTTATATTGGCAAAGGAAAAAATGAAAGAATGTTCAATCACGTTAGAGATGTAAAACGTGGTATTGGAATAAAGAAAAACCCTCATAAATACTATAAGATAAAACAAATTCTTGATTCTGGGTTTTCTGATATATTTTATAACATTATATTTACAAGTGAAAATGAACAAGAATGTTTTGATAAAGAAATAGCATTGATAAAAGAATATGGAAAAGATAAACTAACAAATATTACAGACGGTGGAGAAGGTGGATATAATCAAAAGGCAGTTGATGTAAATAAATTACGCAAAGGAAAAACTTGGGAAGAAATATTTGGTGTTGAAGAAGCTAAAAAACGAAGATATTTGCAAACATTAAGATTAGCTGATCCAATATATCAAGCTAAAATAAAAGAAAAATTGAAAGGTAAAATACCTTGGAATAAAGGAAAGCACGATTATACAAATGCACCAAGATCTGAGGAATCAAAGAAGCGAAGTAGTATTGCGTTGCTGAATTCAGCTGCTCATAAAAAAGCAATGAAAGATTCGAATGTAAGAAACCGTATTAGCGAAGCAACAAAATTAGCAATGAATACTTTAGAAATAAAAGCTAAATGTGCATATTGGAAAGGAAAAAAGAAACCACATTCACTTTCAACAAAAAGAAAAATGTCGTTGGCAGCTAAAGGAAAACCAAAATCAGAAAAACATAAATTAGCTTTGAAAGAAGCCTGGAAAAGACGCATCATGAAATTCAACTAATTGGAGATATAAGATGAAACAGATTACAACAACACAACTCAAGCAAATGATCAAAGAAGAACTTCAAAATCAATTAGTAAAAGAAGCAGATGAAAAACTTGCTACTGCAATCATCAAGGGAAAATCGTATGATTTGTTTTCCGCACCGTGGAAATCAGAAATTGAAAGAGGAGAAGGAGGTATTAAACGAGAATGGGTTATTAAAAAGAACGGAAAAGAAATAGGTCATTTAGTAGATTGGGGAACAGAAGGATTTGGTTTATTTTTTGGACATTTACCAAATATAAAAAGATATGAGTTGAAAAGAAGTGATGTAAAGATTGTTAATGAATCAAAACAATCATTGAAAGAAGGTCGATTTGATGCAAATAGACTTACTAAACTTCTCAAAACAAATAAAACTCCTCCAGGAAGTGCTGAATTGTTTGCAAACGGTAAACATTATTCGTTTGACATAGAAGGAATCGAGGCGCCATACACAGTTTGGGGTCAGGATGAAGATGGTGGAGATCACGAAATTAAAATAAAAGACATCGAATTTGTTACAATTAACGGTAAACGCATTAGTTAGTTATATTTATATAAAACAATCAAAAGGTGGTTATGGCAAACATTATAATAAAGCAAGATAGAAGTAAAGAAGAGGATGCTGAGAAAAAACACGGTAAGTTAGATTCGATTAAAAAAATGGTTAGTGATACAGGAAAACCTTTAGGTAAAATTTATCCTGGTAGAATTAGAAGCATACTTCGTGGTGACCAACCAGTGATTCATACTGGTTATAATGGTACTAGTAGTGTTCCAAGATCTGAGGGTGAAGTTTGGACAGATGCTAATGGAAAAACTTGGAAGAAAGAAAATGGTTTTGTTACTAGAATTGATAATGAAGATGTATTAAATTTAATGGTTGATATTAGACGTTCTTTGGAAATGCCAACAGTTTGTCCTAAGTGCAATAGAGAAATGAAGAAGACTCAGTTGAATAAGAAGTTCTGGTCTTTATATAAACAATGTTTCGATTGCACGATAGAAGAACACACTAGGATGAAAATAGCTGGTACGTGGACGAAATTTGAAGAAACAACTTTACTTAAGAATGAAAAAGATTATTTACTTGATATTTTGGGAATGATAAAAGATACACTTAAAACAGAAATTAAAGAGGTACATCAATACGTGAATGAAGATGGAACAATTGAAAAGTGGTCAAATCCAAACTATAAAGAACAATCAGAATTTTTTGAGAAAGAAATAAAAGATATTGAGAAAAGATTATCTGAAATAGAAGAAAGTTTGAAAAAACTGGAGAACGAGTAAATGTTATATAAAAGTTCTATAAGAGGAATGAAAGTATTTGGGCATAAGATGTCCGAAATGCTTGGAGGAGCAGATGGATATTGGTCTGCTATGCGATGGATAAGTGTTACAACAGCTAATTTAATATTATTAGTTTGGATGATAATAAGTATTGACAAATGGGAATTACAGCCAATACCGGAGTCAGTTGTAACTATCTTCGGAATTGCAGTTGCTGGTAAGTGGGCTCAGAAAATAAATGAGTCTAAAGAAAATATTGCGGGGGTGAACGGAACAGAAATACCACCAACAGATAAACCTCAATTATTAAATGAGGATAATAAATAACTAAACCTATTTAATGCTATTTTTTCTAGTGTTAATTTTTGGTGACGGAATGGAGAACACTATGGCGAAATCAATGAGTACGCAGGTTAATAAATTAAAGAAACAAACAGCCGAAAGCATAACAGATAGAAAATATATTCATAGACTATTGAAAACACACGCATCGCAATTTCAGCAAAATACAGATGAACATAAAAATATATGTGAACAATTACAACAAAATGCATTAGAACATAAAGATATGCGAGAGTTACTTAATTCAATGAACCACATTGAATTGAATGGCGATGGTAAAGTATATACTCAAGAAGGTGCTTTCCGTGAAATATATTCTGCAGTGAAAGATTTGAAGATTATCACTAAAGAAATAAAGGTAAAGAAAAATTTTAAACAAGCTTATATTGATTGGAAGCAAAATACAACTATTGGAAAAATATTTAATACGGCAATTGGAAATATTATGATAACTTCTATTGTAATATTTATAATGTTATCTGTATTACATACATTAGGAATAGAAAAATTAAATCCAATAAAAATGACAGCTGATATAATAAAATTTTTGTGTGATTTAATATTTTAATTGTTAGAGAGGTTATTATGGAAACAAAAAATTTGTTATTGTTAATGGCAACTATTGCTATCGTATTGATTATTGTTTTTGGTACATTTAGTTATATACCAGGTTTGAAAGAGCAGATAAAAACAAAGGAAGCAGAATATTCACATTACAAAGATTCTACAACTCAAGTAATGAATATATTGAATATAAGATTAGATTCTCTGGCAAAAGAAAAGAATAAGATAATAGATCATATCGTAAATGTTCCAGTATACGTAAATGAATTATCTAAAGAATCAGATTCTACCATAGCTATCAAAGTTGATTCAGTATTTCACGGAAACATAGATACTTCTATTAAAAAAGATTCTGTATTCAAGTCAATGGCAGTGACAGTGAATACAAAACAAGATTCTCTTAGTGGAATTTTTGTTCATAAATTTGTTGCTATTGATTATCTTGCTACTTATGATTTGATGCTTTCATATAAATCATTATCACAAATGAATCAAAAAGAAATAGAAGTTTGGTTGCAAAAGTATAATATAGAAAAGACCTTAAGAGAAAAATCAGAAAGTTTAAATTTTGATTACAAAACTTTAGTTAATAATCAAGAAAAGCAAATTATAACATATCGTTCAATAGCTATTGGTGCAGGATGTGCCGGAAGTGCCGCAGTACTGAATGGTACTGCAACTGAAATAATATTAAGCGGTGTTGGTGGATTTACTGTAAGCTATTTATATAGTTGGATTTTTTAATATGACACAACCACTACAAATACAACCTCCAGCAATGCCAGAGGTAAGAACTGTCAAAGATATGGTCCGCGAGGAGATATTGAAATGTGCTATGTCTCCAGAGTATTTCATGATGAAATACGTTTATATACAACATCCAGTTCGTGGAAGACTGTTATTTGGGCTTTATCCATTTCAAAAGACAACTCTGAAGTTGTTTCAGGAAAAGCGTTTTAATATTATATTGAAATCAAGGCAGCTTGGCATATCGACACTTACAGCAGCTTATGCTCTGTGGTTGATGTTATTTCACAACGATAAGAAAGTATTAGTAATAGCAACTAAACAAGACGTAGCTAAAAATATTATAGCTAAAGTTCGATATGCATATAAAGAATTACCTACGTATCTTAAAATAGAAAGAACTGAGGACAATACATTATCTCAAACATTCAAGAATGGTTCTAACATAAAAGCTGAAGCTGCATCTGATAATGCTGGTCGTTCTGAGGCAGGAAGTTTGTTAATACTTGACGAAGCAGCATTTATTGCTAATATTGATAAAATTTGGTCTGCATCTGCTCTTACATTAGCTACTGGTGGTAATGCTATAGTTTTAAGTACTCCAAATGGAGTTGGAAATTGGTTCTGGAAGATGTGGACTGATTCAATAGAAGGTAACGTAATAAAATTGAACGATTCTGATTTGACGTTCAATCCAATATATTTGCCATGGCAGGTGCACCCAGAACACGACCAGAAATGGAGAGATCTTCAAGACGAGATTTTGAAAGACTCTAGGTTGGCAAAGCAAGAATGTGACTGTGACTTCTTAGCGTCTGGAAATACTGTGGTGCCAGGTGAAGTTATACAGTGGTACAAAGATACTTACATGAAAGACCCAATCGAGAAAACTGGTCCAGGTAGAAATTTGTGGAGATGGGCAAAGCCAGATTATACAAAAACGTACATAGTTTCGGCTGACGTATCTAGAGGCGATGGAACAGACTTTAGTACAGCTCAAGTGTTTGATTCTGAAGCTTGTGAACAGGTAGCTGAATTTAAGGGAATGATTGATACTAAAGATTTTGGAAATTTTTTGGTTGGATTAGCAACTGAATACAACGATGCGCTGTTAGTTATAGAAAATGCCAATGTTGGTTGGGCAGTACTGCAACAAGTTATTGATAGAAGTTATAAGAATTTGTATTACACAGTCGAGAAAGATGTAGTTTTGATGGATGGAAACAATCAGAAAATATCGAGCTTTAACAAAGAACTTAAAAAGAGAGTAGCAGGTTTTACTACATCATCAAAAACTCGACCAATGATAGTAGATAAGATATATTCGTATTTCAAGGACAAGAGTATACTTATTCACTCAATTCGTTTGATTAATGAACTGTTCGTTTTTATATGGCAATCAAACAGAGCAGAGGCTCAATCCGGGCACAACGATGATTTAGTAATTGGAATGGGTATAGGTTTGTATGTTAGAGATACAGCCTTGAAAATGGGTTTTGAACGCAGTGAATTATATAAAGCAATGTTAAAAACAATGAATGTACAGAGAGCAGAAACTCCAGTATTTATACCGGAGCATCCAATTCAGCAAAATCCATGGGCTATGCAACTTCCAGATGGAGAAGACTTAGATTTAAAACAATTTATAAGGTAATAAATTTATGGCATCATTATTTGATAAATTAAATAAACTATTTTCGTCAAGTGTTATTATACATAATGTTGGTGGAAAGCTTCATGTATTAGACCAAACACGAAGTCAGGCTTATGGAAATTTAGAAACTAACTTTTTGAAAGGTCCTTACACAAAACTTTACAGTACAGCTAATATGTATCGTTGGCCATCTTCTCAAAATTATTTGGCAAATAGATTACTTTTGTTTAGAGATTATGAATTAATGGACACTGATTCAATAATAGCCTCAGCTTTAGATATATATGCTGATGAAGTTACTTTGAAAGATGAGTTTGGAGACACAGTAAAGATTAAGTGTGATGATAAGAAAGTTAAAGGTATTTTGGAAAATTTATTTGGAGATATTATCAATATCGACTTTAATCTTTGGCCTTGGGTTCGTAATTTGGCTAAGATGGGTGATTTTTATTTAAAGTTAGAAATTTCTGAAAAATATGGTATAGTTAATATTATACCGTTGTCTCCATATGAAATAACTAGAGAAGAAGGATATGATCCAGAAAATCCACAAGCAGTTAGATTTATTCACGAAACAGCTATTGGTGGAATGCCAACCCGTACTAGCGGTCCAATCGGAAAGAAGTATTATCATGAATATGAAATGATACATTTCAGATTGTTAGGAGATACAAATTATTTGCCATATGGTAAAAGTATGATTGAACCAGCTCGAAGAGTTTGGAAGCAATTGAATCTTATGGAAGACGCAATGTTGATACACAGAATAATGAGAGCTCCAGAAAAACGTGTGTTTTCAATTGATGTTGGAAATATTTCTCCAACTGAAGTAGACGCTTATATGCAGAAGATAATGAATCAGTCGAAAAAAGTTCCGTATGTAGATCCTCAAACTGGAGATTACAACTTAAGATTCAATATGATGAATATGATTGAAGACTTTTGGCTTCCAGTCAGAGGTGGAGATACTGGAACTAAGATAGAATCTTTAAAAGGTTTGGAGTATGGTGGAATAGAAGATGTTCAATATTTGAGACAGAAGTTGATGTCTGGTCTTAAGATACCAAAAGCATTTTTGGGATACGAAGAATCAATAGGTTCAAAAGCAACTTTAGCTAGTGAAGATATTCGATTTGCTAGAACAATAGAAAGAATACAGCGCATAGTTTTGAAAGAACTTTATACGTTAGCATTTATTCACTTATACGCTCAGGGTTGCACGGACGAAGAATTAGTTTCTTTCGAATTAGAAATGACTTCACCTTCAATAGTTTATGAACAAGAAAAGATTAACTTGTGGAGTGCTAAAGTAGATCTTGCTGATAAGATGAAAGAAAATAAGATGTTCGGTAAGTTGTTTATGTATAAGAAAATATTTAATATGTCTGAAGTTGACATAGCTGAACAGAAGATTCAGATAACAGAAGATGCTAAAGAAGATTTCAGAATGTCCCAAATATCTACAGAAGGCAATGATCCAATGAAGACCGGCCAGTCATTTGGAACACGTCACGATCTTGCCACATTGAAAGCAACTGAACCAGCAGCAAAAGACAAAGCAGTTGGTGTAAGTATGGGTAAAAATAATTTTGAATACACACCTCCAGAAAATACTAACACAAAAGAAGGCAGACCTCCAGAGCACAAATCTAACTATGGAACAGACGATAATGTTTTTGGAAGAGATCCTATAGGAAAGAAGGAATTAGGTAAAGTAGCACCAGATAATATAATAAAACATAGCTATCAAAAGAATAGTCCTCTTAGTATTGAGTCAATTAAAAAGATGAAAAGTAAGCTTGGCCCTAAGATAAAAACATCGAAAATTATTCAGGAATCTCTTGATTTTAACAAAAACGGTGAAAAGGAAGAATTAAAGAGTTATCTTGATGAAAACAATATTGATGAAGATCTTTAATATACCCAATTTAGTTTATATTTATATTTAATATAATAGAAAGCAACGCACATATTTAAGGAAAACTCGTGAGAAAAATAAAACACAGTAAAGTGAAGAACACAGGGATCCTGTTTGAACTTTTGGTAAAACAGATTTCTTCAGATACGTTATCTGGAAATGGTGACAGATCTAAAGCGTTGATGCTTATTGAAAAGTATTTTAAGCCGTCTACATTTCTAGGAAAGGAGTTGCAGCTTTATAATTTATTACTTCAAACAAAAGTAGCATCTGAAGTTAAGGCAAATCAAATTTTAGAATCTGCTATATCTCAACGTAAAATTTTGAATGAAAAAACGTTAAGTAAAGAAAAATATAATTTGATAAAAGAAATTATGTTAAATTATGATATTGATAAATTTTTAGAATCTAAAGTATCAAATTATAAAGTTTTAGCAAGTATATACAAGGTATTTACAATTGCAACAAAATCATCTGTATTTTCACCGAACGAATTTATTGAATCAAAGAACTGTATTTCGGAGTCTATAATAAAGGCACCAACCAGTAAGAAGAAACAAACTGAGGAAGAATTGTTACTTTCTGAGTTTGGAAAAGAGGATTCAATAATCAGAGATCTTACTTACAAAGTATTGATAGAAAATTTTAATAAGAAATATAAAGTGCTCAATCCAAGTCAAAAACAACTTCTTAGAGAATACATCAATAATACTACAGAGAATTCTTTGAAAGCTTTTTTGAACGTTCAAATTCCTAAGATAGTAAAAGAAATTAAAAACCAACTTCCGCAGCTGATTAACAAAGTTGTAGCAATAAAATTAAATGAGGTATGCAATCAATTGACACGATTGAATGAAAAGAAAACGATAACAGAAAGTGATTTGGTAAAATTGTTAGCTGCTTATGAATTACTCGATGAAGTTAAATTAGTAGTTAAAGAAAATGGAGAACGTACGAAATGAAAATCACGATAAGAGAACTTAAAAAGATTGTAAAAGAAGAGGTTTCCAAAACTTTAAAAGAGGGAGAAACTCTGTCGTTTTCAACACCACAGCAAGCCGCGGCACACGTCAGAAAAATAGCTGACAAGTATTATCATGAAGTTGAAATAGATAAACCAAGACAAACAATGAGAATGTACAAAGATGAACCAGATTCTTATAAAGAAGATCTTGATATGTGGAAAGAAGATGCAAAGATATATGCAGAAGATCGTAAGGATATATATAAGCTAGCTAATTTAATAGCAGCTAAAAAATACAAAGCAGCAGCTCAGAAGATAAACGACTTTGACACGATGATACGTGATATGATTCCTCGTTCTGTTTTTAGATTCTTACAGAAAGCAGATCCAGTAGCTGCTGAAGAATTGAATTGGAAATATGATTAATAAGGATTCGCAAATGTTAAACGAAAATTTAAAAAATATAATTCGAGAAATTATTCGTAAAGAACTTGAAGAAATGACTGGAACTGCAGCTGTTCCTGGTTATTTAACTCCAAATGCTTTTGGTTCTACTAATAAGAAATCTGCTGAATCACTTGGTATGAAAATGGT